GCTGGTGGGCGATACCGCCCCCAGAATCTACGGTTCAGGTAGCGCCCCGCAAGGTACGCAAACCCCCTACGTTACCTGGTTCACCGTGGCCGGACAGCCCTACGATCAGATCAGTGGCGCGCCCGATGGCGATAACGATATTGTGCAGATCGATTGTTGGGCGGGTCCAGACGATGCCGAAGAAGTTACCTGCGTCCAACTCGCCCGCGCCGTGCGCGATGCGCTGGATGGCGCGCATATCGCAAACCGTGTCGTCATCCACGTGCGGGAGCCGGATACCAAGATTTTTCACATCGGCCTACAGGCTGATTTCATTTGGGGGCGCTAGCTTCCCGCCGCTTTTAACTCCCGCCCGGCACTGCCGGGCTTCTTTTTGCGAGGTTCATCATGGCAGAAGGTTTTTTAATTACCCAAGGCGTTCAGCTGTTTGTGCTCAACACGCTTGCCACACCCAATCCGGTCCTCCTAAAAATGGTATGCCCCACGGGCATTAGCAGCTTAGGTGCAGGTACCAAGAGCCAGATCAACGTCACGAGTCTGGATACGGTCGAAGATGAGGAATTCATTACGGGTCTGGGTTCACCCGGTCAACTTTCGGTGCCTTTTCATCTGAAACCTACCGAGGAGATGCACCAAGGCATCTTGACCACGTTGAAGGAATCGGGACGGGTGTTTGAGTGGATGATTGGGTTTTCTGATGGCACGGGATTACCCCCGGTCGGCAACAACAAAATACTGGGTTGGCCTACTGCGCGCACGGCAGCGAAATTCAAGGCCTATATCGCCGAGGTGACGATAGACGTTGCAGTTAATGACCGCGTGAACGGCACAATGGCGTTACAGCGATCGGGCAAAGTCGAGTGGAAATTTAAAACTGCGACCTGATCGGGAGAGATCATGAGCGAGAAAACCGAACAAACATTACCCGCCGCACTTTTCGTCAGTGACGAAATTATTACGCGCGAAGTCGAGCTTGGCGATGGCAAGAAACATACGCTGCACTTCAAGGCGGTTAGCCACGTCGAATTTAACCGCTGGGTGACGGCGCTGACCTCATCCGATGAAGCTGTGCGCGACCGCGCGCACAGCCGCCTGGTCTGCGCCAGCCTGGTTGATGCCGACGGCGAAGCGGCGCTAAGCATCGAACAAGCTGATCGCATCAAACCAAAGGTATTGCGCACGCTGGGAGACGTAATCGCCGAGATTAACGACTTTGCGGACCTGCGGGGAAACGCCTGACGGGCGAGACGCGGTTCTGGCACGTTCTCGCCCTGGCCTTGGGACGAACCATTGGGGAGTTGCAGGCGGTCATGTCGGAGCGCGAGTTTCGCTCTTGGCAGAAGTTCTACGAAGAATCGCCCTTCGATGATTTACACCGCTACCACAGACCCGCGGCCCTGCTGGCGCAGGTTCAGGTCGGTGGCGATTTTTCCAAGCGCTTAGATTGGCTGGTGGACGGCGTTGAGCTACGTCTGGCACAGGAAGCCTCGATGGCCGGACGATTCTCGACGGCGGAAATGCGCACGTTCGCTGCCTTAGGGATGAATGTTCAAGGAGGATAGGCGTATTATTGTCTTACTCATCCACGAACGGAGTACTGCCATGGAGATGATCGTAGTCGTACTGCTTTTTATCATTGCGATGGCGGTTGCGCCGTGGTTTATCGCCATACTCGCAGGTTTGGCCGCCGTCTACGGTTTGATTTGGCTTGCCGCCGTGGCTGTAGGATTCGTGTTTGTTATCCCTTACGCGATCTGGAAAGTACACGCCGACCAGAGAAAAAGGGATGAAGTGATAGAAATCTACGGACCGCGCAAGGCTTGCCCGAGTTGCCAGTACGAAGTGCCGGAAACGGCGGCCTTGTGCATGCATTGCGGCGCGCTATGTATTGATGCTCGACTTATCGTTTTAGCGTGGCTACAATAAAGCTACACAAAACAGCAAGGAGAACCCTCAATGATCGCCGACACTGTTGTGCGGGCACGGATTCCGGGCGACGTGAAAGAACGGGCCGTTTCCACCCTCGATCGTATCGGCTTGAGCGTGTCGGACGTGATACGCCTCACCTTGATACGCGTGGCCGAGGAAGGCCGTTTGCCGTTCGACGTGGCTGTGCCGAACCACATCACGCGCAAGGCCATGAAGGAGTTGGCCGAGGGCAAGGGTAAGACGTTCGACAGCGCCGAAGCGTTGTTCAAGGATCTGGGAATCTGATGTGCTGACGCCGCGCCAACACGGGCAGTTCAAGCGCGACGTGCGCAAGTCCGAGAAGCGCGGCAAGGACATGCGCAAGCTGCGCACTTTGCTGGCCCTGCTGATCGAGGAAAAGCCCTTGCCGGAGAGCTACCGCGACCATCCACTGAAGGGATCATGGGCGGGTTTTCGTGATGCACACATCGAGCCGGACTGGCTGCTGATCTATCGGGTTTCCGATGATGAATTGCAGCTTGCCCGAACCGGCACACACTCTGACCTGTTCGACGAGTAGGCCTATGAAAACTGTTCCAACCCGCTTCGGCGGGTTTTTTATTGGGTATTGATCATGGCAACAGCCGGATCCATCATCGTTGATTTGCTTGCCCGCACGGGCAGCTTCGAGACAGACATGGATCGCGCTGCGCGCAAGGCGCGCCGTACCGGTCAAGATATCGAGAATAGCGCCAAGCGCGTAGGTAACGCCTGGAAGCAAGCTTCCGCACTCATGGGCATGGCATTCGCCGGAAACATGGCGGTGCGCGGTCTGCGCACATTCGTTCAGGAAACTGTCCGCGCCGAGGCAGAGCAAGCCCAGCTTGCGGCGGTGCTGAAATCCACCGGTCACGCGGCGGGTTTGAACGCGGGCGAGCTAAACAAAATGGCCGCCGCCATGCAGCGCGCCACAACCTTTTCTTCGGGAGACGTGACGCAAGCGCAAACAACCTTGCTCGCGTTTACCGGCATCGCGGGCAAAGAGTTTCCGCGCGCGATGCAAGCGGCAGCCGACATGGCTACGCGTACCGGCATGACCATCAAGGCGGCGGATGGCCTCGCTTTCGCGCCAAGGCTTCCGCTTCACCGACGAACAAAAGGCACTCGCCAAGCGTCTTGAGGCGACCGGGCGCACAGCAGCAGCCCAGGCAATCCTGTTTGATGCACTGGAAGAAAGTTACGGCGGTGCGGCCAAAGCAGCCCGAGATACGCTGGGCGGCGCGCTGGCGGCGCTACGTAATACCATTTCGGCCTTACTCACCGACGAGGGCGGCGGCCTGAATGCGCTGCGCTCTGCGGTAGAGGGGTTAAACGACGCTCTGGATTCGGAAGCGGCGCGTGACGGCTTGCAATCCTTGGTGGCTGGCGCTGGCGCGCTGGCATTGGTATGGGGAACACGACTGGTAGCGGGGGCGCTGTCCGCAACAGGTTCTTTCCTTTTCTTGCACGCCGCGATTGTGCGTAATCAGTATGCTACGGCGCGCCTGGCGGGTAGCAGTATGGCGGCTTCGGCTGGCCTGGCCGGATTGGGTCTGGCCGCGCGCACTGCCAGCGCTGCCCTTTGGCGCTTGGTGGTGCTGCGTATGCCTGGAGCCAGTACGGCAAAGACGCGCGCGCGCAAGCGTCTGCGGGCGTGCTTGGGCTTGCCGACACCAAACTTGGCATTGAGGAGTTGGTGGCGTCATTCCAGCAACTCAGCACGCTGCGGCGCAAGCAGTTGTTGGACGTTAAAACCGAAGACCTGCAAAGTGCGGTAAGGGAAGTTCAGCTGGCTGTGTCGGCCTTGGGCAACGCCTTTGAGCCGGGCATGAGCCAAGGCTTGAAGGGCGCGGCGAAATTCCGCGCCGCTTTTGCCGCAGAGGTGCGCGGTATTGTTGCGGATACCAGCCTATCGGCGGATCAAATGGACACTGCGCTGTCTGGTTTGATCGATGCCTACATCGCGTCTGGGCGCGCCAGCGAATCCAAGCGCAAAGCCCTGGGCGATCTTGCGATCAAGCTGGTCGAAGCATCGGGCAAGGTATCTGGCTTACGCAGCGAAATCGAAGCCCTGAGCGCCGCCCAGGTCGAAGCAGCGGGCAGCATTGCGCCCGTGGTGGATGAACTCGCCAAGTACCGCGAGGCGTACGACAAGTTCATGCGGGAGTTTGCCACGCCGGATGAAAGGTTCAAGGAGACCAAAGAACAATGGCGCGAAGCGCTAGGGCCGTTCTTTGGCGACAAGGAACTCCAACGCTTGCGCGAGCGCTACCTACCGAAGCCTCAGACCAGCGAGTTGCAAAACCTGATCCAGCGGCTTGAGGAGCAGCGCGCCACGCTGGGCATGACGACGGAGGCCGCAGAGCGCTACCGCATCGAGCAGACCAAAGGGCAGCAGGCGCATCGCACGCGCGCCCTGGCCTTGTACGATGAAATCCAGGCGTGGAAAGACACCGAAGATGCCGCCCGGAAGGCGGCGGAATCGGCGCGCTACTTCGCTGCCATCGAGCGCGAGATAGACCTGTACCGACAAGAGCGCAATGTGGAAATCGTAGGCGTCGGCATGTCTGATCGTCAACGTGAGTGGATGGAGCAAAAGCTGGCGCTGCGGCAAAAGTACGCCGAGCGTCGCCGCCAGTTGGAGGAGGCGCAGCAAGTCGAATCAACGCGCTTGGCCGAGGCGGCCTACCAGGCGCGCATCCAGGCCTTGCGCACAGCCGAGGATCAGCAGGTGCAAATCTTGCGCGAATCCGCCGAGCGCAAGCAGGAAGCGGAGCAATCGTGGTTGTCGGGTCTCATGCGCGGCTTGGGCAACTACGCCGACGCGGCCAAG